AAAACGGCAACCGCTCCCCTGTATTGATCCTCACTACCTCTTGGTATACGGCAGCCTGTATGTCATAGCCCCAAAACCTCACAAAGTCCATCAGTCCCATGTCTTTCGCATAATGCGCTTCTCTCAGGGATTTCATTACTTTCAAATCAACGATGCATTTACCGGGCAAATAGCTGTCAAGCTTTACTTTCCATTTCGCTCCAAATAGATCGGCTGTAAAGATTTTCTGCTTCTCTCCGCTCATAAACATCATGAATAAAGGATCTCTTTCGATTCGGTTTATGATTTCTTCTGCTTTTCGGTACTCTGCCTTTAACTCTCCTTTTTTTGTAAATATCTCTGTGTTATGAGCCTTAAACAAATCAAGCGTTCCCTCGAAATGAGAATCCACATAAGACCCAACCAGAAGTGCTGTTGTTTTCTCCATTTCCCAGTCACCATTCAACTTTGCAAGTGCCTGTTCCTCACACCCAACACGTCCGATTGTTCCGCAGAAATCCTTATACTGCGAGACACTGAGATACTCCTGATTTGCTTCTTTGCTGTAATAATTTTCCTGCGTTAAAATCATTCAAATACCTCCTCTGCTTCTTGCACTGCAGCTTCAAAATCAAACGGGTTTTCCGCTACTCTTGTATCGCTTTTGGATATGTCCTCTGCTTCACCCTCGACATAAACCCCCATAAGAGAATTTGGAGTATATACCCGAGCAAAGAACGCAGCCGCACGATATGCAAGCATCTGCTCCGGCATGGTTTTCCATTTACTTCCTGTTTTTTCATACCATCCCTCTTTTTTAGCCATTTCGATCGTCACTGTAGTTCCTTTGATTTTCTCTCCACTATCTTTATATTCTGCTTCAATTCTGCATCCCCAATTATCTGTATGAGGTGTTCCATCGTACACCGGACGGACATTTTTAAATTCTGTATTCGCCCGGATCATACTCATACAAGCCTGTCCACTCCATGTAGGCTTGCCTTTTACAACATACAGGTTCTGCATGACCATCATAGGGGATACCCCCATCCGATTCGCCATATCTACTGCAATCGTGCAATCCATCGGCTTGCCTTGGTAATTCTGTGGCACCAGCTGCGATGTAGCAAACATTTTTCCGATATCAAAAATCTTTTGAAAACTCTGGCTGTCCGCAAATGGACTCAATTCGTGTTTTTCCTCTTTTACAATCATTTCTTCCATATCGATTCTCCTTATAATTCAATCACTGTCAGATCTTCTTCATCTGTTGTCCTTGTTGCAATAAACTGTAATCCTTTATCTTTGCACTTCTGATACAGGTCTGTCCGCATTTTTGTAGACATTTTCTCCACTCCATC